TCCAAGAGACTGATCGTGAACCGCGCGCGCCCGTTGTGCAGCTGGACGGCCACCAGGTCCATGAGCGTGGCGAAGTCGACCGGGTTGGCGACCACGATGCACCCCTCGGACCACGGACCCACGACGGTGGATTCCTTGCCCGCGTTCGCGCGGTGGACCTGCGTCGAGTTCGATGTGGATGGCGTGCCCTCGGCGTCCTCGAGGCCGGTGTAGCGCAGTACGGGGACCTGGACGACGGGGACCAGGCAGGCGTAGTCGCCGTGGTGCTTCCCGACCGCGAACCCGTCGACGAGCTGGGATACGGCCCATACCGCGGTACCGTCCTGGCGCGTCGGATTCGCCCGCGAGGGCTTGCCAGGGTCGGCGGTGCACCGGCATGCCAGCATCTTCCATCCCTTCGGCGTGAAGTAGAACGCGATCAGCATGTCGTCGAAGGCGTCGATCGTGCCCGGCATCCGGCGCAGGACCACGATGTTGAGGCGGTAAGGTTCGCGGTGAACGGTCCAGGACTTCGCCCGGAACGCGGCCTCGAGCTCGGCGACGGTTGGGATCTTCATCCGGGCAGCGTAGCAGGAAGCGCCCCGCGCGTGATCGCCCGTCGCGAGGTAGGATCCCCGCGAGGCGCCCATGCCCTGGTACGACATCCTCGACATCGGCCGCTTCTTCCGCCCGGCGCCGGGCCTGCCGGAGCTCGGACCGACCGTGGCCGCCTCGCCGCCCGCGCGCCGCAAGCCCGCGCGCATCGCCCGTCGGGTGACGCTGCGGGACCGGATGGCCGGTGCCGTAGAATCCATCGGGGCCCGGTTCGACGCGCTCTACAATTCCCTGTCGGGGCTGGGTGGCAGCAACGACAAGGGGTCGTCGGCGATGCCAGACACGTCGCGGACCCCGCTGACCGTCCCACACCTGGATGTGCTCTACCGGTTCAGCGCCTACGCACGCCGGATCGTCGATGTCGTCCCGAACGAGGCGACCCGGAAGTGGCTGCGGATCGTGGACGACACCAGCACCTCCGACGTGCTGGCGGGCGAGGAGTCCCGCCTGGGCGTGCAGGGGCGAACGAACCAGGCGATGAAGTGGGCGCGACACGCGGGCGGCTCGGTGATCTTGATCATCACCGACGAGGATGCCGACCCGGCGGAACGCTCGCCATCGGAGCGGCTGCGCCGCCCGCTGGACCCGGCCCGCCTGGTGCGGATCCGGAACCTGGTGCTGTGCGATCGCCTCGAGGCCACCCCGTTCGAGTACGAGGGCGACGTGCGGTCGGAGCGGTTCGGGGAGCCGCGCCTGTGGTCGATCAACCCGATCACGTCCGGGATGATCGGGGGCGGCGGCTACGCGTCGGGGTCGATCATCCACCACAGCCGGGTGCTCTACTTCGCCGGGCGCGAGCTCCCGCGGCGCCTGCGCCAGCAGAATTCCGGGTACGACGACAGCGTGCTCGAGGCGTGCTGGAACGCGATCCGGTCCATCGAGAGCATCGACCAGGGCGCCGCGCTGATCGCGCAGGAGCTGAAGCTCAATGTGCTGAAGATCGCCGGGCTGGCTGAATTGCAGACCTCGGACCAAGCCGTCGCGTTCGCGACCCGCATGCAGCAGATCAACACGTCCAAGTCGCTGCTAAACCTGCTCCTGCTGGACGAGAAGGAGTCCTTCGACACGCTGGGCACCCCGACCGAGGGATTCCAGTACCTCGATGCGAACGCGCGCCGCGCGCTGGCCACCGCTGCCGAGATGCCGGAGACGATCCTGTTCGGGGACGCCCCGTCGGGACTGAACACCGATGGGGCCAGCGGCCGGGACAGTTGGAACAAGGTGATCGCCTCCTACCAGGAGACGCGGATCAGGCGCCACCTCACCTACCTGTACGGGCTGATCTACGCGCAGAGGGAGGGCCCGACCGCGGGGGTGGTGCCGGCGAAGTGGAAGATCGAATTCAACTCCCTGGACGAGCCGACGGCGCAGGAGAACGCGACGCTGAAGAAGACGGTGGCGGACACCGACGCGCTCTACATCGACCGCGGGGTGCTGACCCCGGAGCATGTCGCCGCGTCCCGGTTCGGGGACGGTGGATGGACGGCCGATACCCTCCCCGTCGAGGCGGGTGCGGACGATGTCGCCGCCGCCGCCGAGGCACGGCGCCTGGCTGTCGCGGCCGAGGCTACCGGCACCGCCGTGATCCCCGGCGATCCGTCGGCGCCGATCTCGGCGGTCACCTACAATGGCGCGCAGATCAAGGAAGCCCGCGAACTGGTGCTCGCGGTCGCGAACGGCGAACTGCCGCGAGACACGGCGATCGGGATGCTGACGGACCTGATCAAGATCGACCCTGCCGGGGCAGAGCGGATCATGGGCAGCGTCGGACGCGGGTTCGTGCCGGTGGTGGTCGGCACCGATGGTGCCAAGCCGGTGGCGCGCGCAGCCGACCAGGTCGCGCCAGGGTCCGCGCCGGATCGTGCCGCCGTCGAGGGTGTCGACGACGCGGCCGGCGACCTCGCGACGGACGCCGCCGTGGAAGCCTTCGCCGACAAGCTCACGCTGGCCGGGGTGACGCGGTGCGAGCACGGCGCGTCGAACCGCTGTCGGATCTGCGGCATCGAGCGCATGCGGGACTTCGAGACGAACGCGGACGGGACCCCGAAGCTGGGGGCGGACGGCGCCCCCGTGTGGTCGGTGAAGTGGCGGCCGATCTACGTCCCCGTCGACAAGGCCGCCGCCGCGAAGTAGCGCCGGGACATGGGCGCGCGATACGATGCGCCGAACGGAGCGCCCATGGACCTGTCCCTCGCCGACCGCATGAACCTGGGAAAGCGCCTGGCCCGCGCCGTGTTCGGCCAGCCCGAGCCCCCGGTGGTATCGATGACGATCGCGAATCTCGCCGAGCACCCAGATGCCACCGAGGGCGTCCTGGCCCTGTCGCTCGAGGACGCCTACCGTGCCGCGAAGATCCTGTCCCGCCCGCCATGCCCCCACGCCGTCGCCGCGATCCTGCCCCGCTTCGCGATGGAGCGCGTCATTCGTATCGACATCGATCGCCGGTTCGAGGAATCGGTCCCGGAGAAGGCCACGGTGGAGGTTGCGAAGGCGGTGTACGACGTGGCCGAGGCCATCAACGACGCGCTCGCGGATCCCGTCGCCGCAACCGAGGCGGTGGAGCCCCCGCCCGCCTCGGATCTGCTCGGCACGACGGAACCGCCACCGCCACCGGCCGGTGATGCGAAGCGCACGCGCCGGGTCCGCGAGAAGCTGTACTAAGGCGATGCCGGTGCAGCACGCCGAGGAGGGCGGACGCCCCGGCTTTCGGTGGGGGGGCGGATCGTTCTTCCCCTACGACCCCGCGTCGACGGCCAGCGTGCAGCGTGCGCACCGGATGTCCACCCGCGAGGGGGTCGCCACCTTGATCGCCGTCGGCCATCGGTTCGACGCCGCGCCCAAGGTGTTGCTCCCCTCTCGGATCGAGTCCGCCTACACCCGGCAATTGGTCGCCCGCGCCCGCGCCGCGAACGAGCTGCTGCTGGAACGGCTGGTCCCCGTGATGGACCGCACCGGCATCGACGAACGCGCCCGCGCCGACAGCGCCACGGACGACCTGGCCAAACTGCTGCGCGTGGTGGAGTCCGCGCGCGCCGCGTTCGGGAAGGCGTACGCCCCCGACATGGGGGCGCTGGGATCGGTCGCGGCGTCGGTCGGCACGTTCGCGACGGCGCAACAGAAGCGGCAGGGGTTGATCGCGATCACCGTCGGCAATGGCGCCGACGGAAAGCTGCTGACGGCCTGGACGCGCGAGAACGTGTCGCTGATCAAGTCCATCGACGCCCGCTACTTCGACGACGTGCGCGACACCGTGATCGAGGCCGTGCGCAAGGGGCGGCCGACGAACGAGATCGTGTCCCTGCTGCGGGATCGCTACGCGGTGTCGAAGTCCCGCGCCGAACTGATCGCGTCCGACCAGGTGGCGAAGCTCAACGGCGCGATCACGATGAAGCGACAGACCGACCTGGGGGTGATGCAGTACCGGTGGTCCACCTCCCTCGACGCCCGCGTGCGCCCCGAACACCGGGCGCGCGAGGGCCGGATCTTCTCCTGGTCGGACGCGCCTGCCGACGGTCACCCCGGCCAACCGATCCGGTGCCGGTGTGTCGCCATCCCGATCCTGCCGGGGGACGACACCAAGGATCTCCCCCGCGGGGCTACCGCCTATCGGGGCGCGTTCGCCCGGTGATCGCGATCGTACGATCTTGACGATGCGCGCTCCTCCTCCTACGCTGGCGATCTTGGACGCCCCCGATCAGATCCGATGCGACGCCGCCAATGGCGGGCCGCGCGAGGTGTTCCGCGCCGACACCGTGCGGGCGGATCTCCTCCAATCCCGCATGCGCGCCGACGGATCGTGGCTGTTGCAGGGCCGCGCCGCGAAGGCCGGGGTCCTCACCTACACCGACGCCGCCGGGAAGCCCGTGCGCGAGCTGGTGCCCGACGAGGAACTGTCCGATCCCGAATCGCTCGGGACCCTGGGCCGCGCCACCGTCACGTTGGAGCACCCCCGTCCGCTCGGCACGATGATCGACCCCGCGAACGTGGGCACGTTCGGGGTGGGGGACCTGGACGGGGAGGTGAGCTACGACGCCGAGGGCGGATACGTGATCGTGTCGCTGTGTGTGCGCCGCGCCGACGCGATCGATGCGATCCGATCCGGAAAGGTGGAACTGTCCGCCGGGTACAAGATGACGATCGATCCAACGCCGGGCGTACACCCGATCTTTGGATCGTATGATGCAGTCCAGCGCCGGAGGCGGTATAACCACGTTGCGATCACCGACACCGGCCGCGCCGGTCACGATGTCCGCCTACGGGTGGACGGCGCCGGCAACCAGATCCAGGAGAACCCGATGAACCCGACCCTCCTCGCCCTCGCCGCTCTCCTCGGGCTCACGCGCACGGACAACGAGGGCGCGATCCTGGCGGACGCCACGGGGGCGATTGGGAAGATGAAGGGGGACGCCGAGGCGATGCCCGCGGCGGCGACCGAGAACGAGAAGTTGAAGGCCGAGGTGGCGCGCCTGACCAGCGAGCTCGCGCAGGCCGTCGCGAACCTCCGCGCCGCCGAGACCGCGGGTGGTGCAGATGCCATCGCGGAGCAGATCGGCGCCGCGTGCGACGCCCCCGCGATGACCCCGGTGGAGCTCGAGGCCATGCCCGAGGCCCCCCCCGCCGCGATGGTGATCAAGACGGACGCCCGGCGCCACGATTCCATCCGCAAGGTGGTCCGCACCCGTGGCGCCGACCGCGCCCGCATGGAGCGGGTGGCCACCTCCCTGCGCGTCGACGCGGCCGAGGTCGCGAAGCTGGGTGACGCCGCCCTGCGAAAGAAGCTGGTGACGACCGCGCACCCGTCGGCCCGCACCGACGCCGACACCGCCTACTACGCCGCGCGATTCGACGCGATGTGCGAGACCGAGCGCGTCGACGCCACCGACAGCGACCCGTTCGCCGCCATGAGCCGGGCCGCGCAGGCGCGCCTCGACGCCGTGGCTGCCGGCGGCACCCGCGCCGACGCCGCCGAAACCAAGCGCCCCGCCACCATGGCCGAGGCGTCCCTGGCTTCGATCCGGAAGCTGCAGGCCGCTCCCGCCGCCGAGTAGTCCCCTTCCATTCCTGGAGTCCCCATGTCCACGATCGCCCTCCGCGCCGACCAGATCCGCACCCGCAGCCCCCAGTGGCTGATCGGCATGCTCGCCGACAGCAACTACCTGAACGACTGCGACAGCGCGGTGAACAGCGACCCGCAGTCGGTGGACGTGTGGACGATCGAGGTCGCCGCCGCGAGCAACAGCTTCGACTACCAAGTCACGGTCGACGGCACCACCGTGACCTACACCTCCGACCCGTCCGCGACGGTGCTCGAGATCGCCCAGGGCCTGCGCGCCGCGCTGAACGTCGAGCCGATCATCGGCGCCCGCTTCATCGCCACCGACGACGGGGTCGACACCATCACCCTCACCGGCCTGACCCCCGGCGATGTCGGCGTCGTGACCGACAACACGGGGGATCTCACCACGACCCACACGACGACCGCCGCGTCGGCCGAAAGCATCGCGTTCGGCCGCCTGGTCATGCCGTCCAGCCCGGCGTTCGACGACGGCGCGCCGCT